TATCAAAGAACTCTGTAATGTCTAGGTTGTGAACAATGAGGTCTTTAAGTTCTTGGAGATTCATTAATGTGTTAGCGATTGTCGCCGGAGCCTGAGATTGTACCATCTTTCAGTCGCTTTGTCAGTTTATCAATGTTCATCTGAGCAATGTCTTCCAACTTAATGTTCAGCTCTGTTGCTGCTCGTGTCAGTTGCCACAACACGTCACCAAGTTCCTTGGCAGCAAGCTGTGTCTCAAACACGTTATCACGGATTAGTTTGCTAACTTTGCCAGCATACTCGCCAGCTTCCTCTGTCAGGCCTAATGCCGTGTAGGACAGGGCAGACAGGTTACCTGTACCGGCACCTGGGTAAATAGCAAACTTCTTAATCGCGTCTTGGTAATCGTCAAACTTCATTAATCATCTCCAAAATGTTAGGGTAATGTTGTTGCAAGGCCTTGTAAATAGCCACAGCAACTTCTCTGTGTTCTTTCTGTGTTGAGTAGTCCATGCGTACATCTAAGTAATGTAGCCAGCTACGCAACGTTCCTGTCATGTATAAGCGAGTGTAAGTGTTCCCTTCCGGTAGGACGGAACGTGCGACCTCTTTAGCAATTCCATTAGATAAGGCCCACTGGTATGCTTCAGTAGAGGCCTTGATAACGGCTTGTTGCTTTTCTTGCCACATTCGATCAAGCTCACGATCTTCGTTGAGTAGACTACTTTGCCTATTGGTTGGATCTTGTAGGCGTGTCTCTCGAATCTCAAAGTTTGTAGCTTCTGCATAGCGTTGGCTAAACTCCTGAAAGCTAAATGATCGGTGTCGTACAATCTGATGGGCAATGTCTCGTGTGGTTTCAATCTCCACACAAGCACTCACCATCTCAAAAGGACTCCAATGCTTGTTCTTGACAAGATACTTAAGCAGTCTTGGTGCTGTTTCCTTGTTGTTCTCGTTGGCAGGATTGCTCACACGAGCCATTTGAGCAACCAGATTCTCTCCGTCCGTAGTTGTCCAAATAAGTTTCACTTTGCTCATTTAGGCTCCTTCCAACGATCATCTAGATCTGGACGAGTTTTAGATAGATTTGATAAGAACATCCAACAACAGCCAAGATGGTCAATGTGAGGAAGCCCAGATTCTGGGTCAATGTCTTCCCCCCTCTGTATTGCCATAAGGTGACGTAACATAGCAGCAGTAAGACGACTATACTCAAGTCCATTTCGCCAATTGTTAGCAGCATACTTACGTGCTCCGAATGTTAGTACCTTAGCAAGGCTTTCTAAGGCCGTTGCATCAAGCAAATCCATACGAGGTTTCTCACCGTCGTACTTCATACCTTTGGCCCCTTCAGGAGCCTCCTGTGCATAAATCTTTATGTTATCTTCACTGTGCATATTTTTGATTTAAGTATTTCAAAGATACAGGCATTAGATCAAACTCACCGTCATGAACATCATGCAAGACCAAGAAGCCACGCCAATGGTTGTTACCTTGGCTAGACATGTAGTCTTCATTGTGTTCATAACAGGAACCTGCAATTACTGACGTGAGGAGTCCTCCATCCGCTTTGTAACCTGTCGCAATCTGTAAGCCCTGCTGATGTCCTTGAACACAGGACATATGCTTTTTAGATAGACAAGCCGCAGCAGTAGTGACAGGGCGCCCCATGAGGCCAGTGGTAAAGTAATGACTATAAGCAACACCATCGAGAACAACGACGTCAAGAAAGTCATGAACGTCCCAACCATATTCTTCATATCCAAGGTCACTAATTGCAAGGACCCCTTCAAGTTTTGCATCATCATTGACAGCGCGGTTAATTCTGTTTTCATGGTTTCCTAAAGTCATCACAAGCTTTGGCTTGTATTGCTTTTCCTTATTCTTTTTAGCTCGTGCATTAAAATCCCATATTGGAGACAGGAAGCTAACCATAGCGTCCTTGCTAGCCTTAATATCCTCGACATAACGTCGTCCTTCAAATGATTTCTTACCTACGTCATAGCTAGATAAGGAAGGCATGTCAGCAAAGTCACCAATACAAATAATTGTATCAGGCTTTTTCTCTACAGCATACCGACCAATCTTAGACAAGTATGAGAAGTCCACACCTGGCTTAGCTTGTACGTCCGGCAGTACAAGGTGCTTAGCCATTAGTGTGTGGTCCCCTCAGCCTTGGCATCAACACTCTTGGTAGTGAATGGAATGGCACCTGCTGTAAGCAAAGTGTTCAAACCAATCTTAAGTACAAAGTCCAGTTCATTCTGTTCCAGTTCGCCTTCAAACTTAACAGTACCGTTTTCAGTTTCAATTGATTTATTTACTAGCATATTTCTTTGATATTTCTTTTTCTAATTTTGTTTTAGCTAAGTGACATGGCTTACACAATGTCTGCATATTATCTTCAGTACAGAAGAGACGCTTAATGTAGTCATCCCAAGAAACAAAACCTTTCTTAGGATCAATGACTGGCTTAATGTGGTCTACTTCTACATCCTTAGACGTAAATTCCTCTTTACATTTTGCACAACGATAGTGTTGTGCTAGCCTTCCCGTTTTGACATTAATCTTCTTGTCTGTTTTAGAATTGTTAAGTGTCTCATATTTCGGAGGCCAGCGCCGTGAACCAGCTCGTAATGTTGAGGTTATGAAAGAACGGATTCGGCCTTCAGTCCATTCTATTTTCTTCTTCATGTTGGGAACTGCCAGATCTCGCCTTCGTTACGACGAATCCACAAGCAGATACCATTGGCTAGGAGTTGCTCATCATTGTTATACAGGTCTCTAACAAAATTAAACATATCCAACTCATCATCGAGATTTTCCAGCTCAGCCATGATAGGTTCAAGTTTCTTTGGAACCTTTTGTCGTGCGATTCCATCAAAACCGAATACATTGTCAGTGCGGTCCCCCATAATAAGCTGCCAATAGAAATGACGCATAGCAGGAATGTTATAAACGTCACGTCGGATTGACTTAACAAAGTCATAGTGTTCTCCAGGAATCATTAACAAGTCTTTATCAATGGAACAAATGATTGTATCTTTGTTTGCCATTTGATAAATGCCCATTGCATCATCTGCTTCTTGACCGTCTTCTACACTAGCACCCCACTCGGTACAGAGATACTCACGAACTGCCTGTAAGTGGGCAGGACGGGGTACATCCTTACGATTGGCTTTATATTCAGGGTTGTATTTGTAACGATAATTGTCACTACCAGTGAGGAACACTTTGTACGTATCACTATCTGTTTCTTGTAAGATACGACGGATTAGTTCCTCAGCCCGTAGCAACGCCACTTCTTGCGTCTCGACAAGGACCCCCTGCTTCTCACAGGAGGCCGCTGTACGGTACGCTACGATGTCTCCATCAATAAGCGCTGTTGTCATTTAGCCTTTTTAGTTGGTTTCTTAGCGGGTTTACCTTCTGCTTTACGTTGCACAGAATATGCAATGGCAGCAGCTTGGGCAGGAGGTTTGCCTGCACCAATTTCTTTACCAAGGTTTTTCTTAAATGCTTTCGCACTTGATGATTTAATTAATGGCATATAGTCCTTATAAATGGGTGACGACTGCCGTTGTCTCTCTCTAGGGGGAGTGGCCACAGTGGGAATTTCCACATGCCGGGGGCATACTGCGCAGCCGTCATAACTTTTAATTTACTTCTGGAAACTCATCAGACTGCATAGCAGCAATGCTACCGTCATCTGTAGTGTCAGACGCTACACCGAACACATAAGCCTCAAATACCTTGGCTAAGTCGACCACAGCCTGTGCACTAGGTGGAGTCTTAGCGCCAGCAGTAAGCACAGTAGCAGCACTGCTAAGAGAGCTTTGACGAACAATGAGTACCTGACGTTGTGCTCGTTCTTCTGGTGTCTCATAGGTGCTACGAGGGCTTGCGGCAGGAGCCTTACCAGTTGCACCAGCTTGTGGTGTAGCGACAGGACTAGCTGCCCCAGGGACCGCCTGTGCCATTGAGACCCAGTCGTTATAACCTTTGTCGTTCTTAACAATCGTTACCTCATAAGTTTGCCCAGGTTGTGCTTGTGCAAGAGTTGCAAAGCTGTCCTTGGTTGCACCAAAGCTCATAACCTTCTTGCCTTCTACCTTACCTTGGAACGAGTTGTTCTTGTAAGCTACGTCAGCAGTTTGATAAGAGCCCTTGGCGGTGGGTACGGTTTTAATGTCAATTGACAAGATTGTAATGTTCATATTTTCCTTAAAATTTCTACTAAAAAATCCAGAGAGGTCTCGATAGACAATGTCTCGCATAATTTCCTGATGTTCTAATAAATCAGCAGCATCACCCATTTAATTACTCCCTATACTATTATTATACCATGCTTTTGTAGTGCATGTCAACTAAATTTTTGCATATCTTTCATGTTAGGCCCAAACTTGCTTTCGCAAGCCATAGGCACAGTCCAATCGTACCCGAAAACACTCCGAATACGGCTAGGTAAGTCAGCAAATACGCTATCAAAAACTTCACGTAACTGGTCCAAGTACCTAGTAGTAGTATCAACCACGATAGAGTCATGGACAGTAGAGATAAAATCGCAAGGTATATTAGCATCTGTAATCCGTTTCTTTGCCATGATACGTGCAAGCATCATAACATCAGCACCAGTCCCCTGCACGGGATAGTTTGTAAGAGTTGTCCAAGGGACTTTAAGTTCTCCTCTATAGTCTCGCTTGGGGGGACAAGTCCAACTACGTCCGAGGGGTCCGATGATTGGGTGACCACCCATGCAGGTATCTTTCCATCTCTGATGACAAGCGTTAATGCCTTTATATTTCCTGTAGAACTTTTCATTCATGTCATCCCAGAAATCTGCCTTAGCAGAGACGTGCATAAAGTCGGGATCATTGGCAAAGCTCCAACCAGAACCACGATAAATAGTTCTAAACAGAAAAATCTTTGCAATGAGTCGACTAGGGAGTTCAAAGGCTTCTTGGTTTTTTGCGTGTGTATCTTCACCTCCTAATATTTCTTCAATGCCTACTTGATCTTTGGCTAGCTCTAGGAGTGTTCTCCATTCTAGTTGGCTCGCGTCGCATTGTATTAGCATGTATCTCCATCATTAAGCGTTGTCGTTCACGAAGAAGTATTTCTTGAACTTTCTTTTTCTGTTCAAAGTAAACCCGTTCGTCCATACGTAATTTCCATCCAGCTCTCATATTATTTCCTTAATAACGCTGCTGTTGGTTTAGCAGGAAACTTACCAATGTTGCGTTGAACTTTTAAGAATACTTCGGGATAGGCCACTTGAAAGTCCATGAGTACACGAGACACGTCGTGTTGTTGTATAATTGAAGCAAAGGCTACAATAGCGTCGTTATATTCTAGTTGTTCGTGTTCAGTCATCACATCCTTCATAATCATCATCTTCTCTATCACAAGGCTCTACACCTGTGCCATGGCATCTACGACAGGCTGCCCCGTCATAGTCACCCTCTCCACAGCCGTGACACCAACTGCAGTCTTCATACTCGTCGTCATCAATCATGGTATTTACTAATAAAGATGTCCTGTAGTTCGCTAGCAAAGTTTTGTAAGTTGGGCTTACTACTACTTAAGCGACCTGTTTGAGCTGTTGTCTGGTTAAAGTTGCCATGAAGCATACCCTGTTCCCAGTTCATTTCATCACGTAGTTTAACAAGGCCTTTGTAATATGTACCGTTGAGCTTCTCCAGTTTGGATAGGTCAAGGATCATGTTAACAATAGTTTTGTTACCACGCAGTTTACGGAGTGTCCCCTCATCTGTTGCAAAGTTACCTAGCTTTGCCATAGCAGAACCCTTCAGAGGCTCATAGAGCCGTGGTAGGGCGTGTTCAATTACAATGTTCTTGTACTTGGGCTGACCTGCTTTGGCGCCTGATTTGAAAAACCCAACATGTTCTTTACCGTCTTGCTTAACCACACCGCCATACAGAAAGGCAGAAAGATGGTCATTAGAGGCAAAATTAATAGGAACGTCGGGATAGATAGCGGAGAGTTTTCCTTTAAGCGTTGATATTTTGTCATCTACCTCCTGTGCTCGTTGTTCACAGAGCTGTTCATCGAATGGTATGCCATTGGCTTCCATCTCTTGTAATATTTTCATGTCCTGGCACATAAGGAAACACAGCTTCACTTGGGCAGGGGTCATAAGCTTTCGTTGCGCATGGTAACAAGCAAGTGTTAGCTCGGCGTCCTTAGTCGCATATTCCTCCAGCACGTCCCAAGGAATCTGGTCAGTGTTAATGCCTTTGTCCCAATACTCTGTCTTTACAACATCCAACTTTGTTTCGAGTCCATAACGTTCACATGTTTCATTAAGACTGGGGAAACGATTGGTTTGGTGAGACAGGATGAACTCAGCAATCTGAACATCCCATATGTGCTTGTCGCGTAGTTGATCGACCTCATACTTTAAGAACCATGCAAGGTCAAACTTAAAGTTAAAGCCAATAACTAAGTCATAAGGCTGTATCCATTGATTTAAATCATGCACTCTAGATGCTGGAGATGTACCTGAATGGTTGTCATCTGCATAACTAAAGCACACCATCTTATTACGTTTGTCGTAGGGATTACCTTTATTCCATATCGTTGTTTCGGTGTCTAGGGCGAGCAGTTTCATTAAGCATCGTAATAGGTGGAAAGCACCACAGAGAACGTGAAGTCATCGTCTGAGAAGCCTCGGTCTCGGAACTCCTGTTCACAGGCTCCCTTGAAATGGTCTGCGCCTTCTGCGGTTGGAAAGACTCCGACAACTGCATAGGACACAACGGTGTTGTTAAGGACTCGTCGTTCGACAACATAAACGTTAGCTCGGTGTTTTGGTAGTTTCATTAAATGTCCTCATATCGTGCAACTGCTGCATTAATCAATACCTCCTTACGACCATGTCGCATGTCAGGGATGGTGTCTTCGTCACCCATTAGCTTGTTCTTACTGGCATGAAGGAAACGTAGGTTCTCATACCCTGCGTCTGCAATCTTACCGATACCAACAATCCAATCTGCCTCGGCCTGCTTAGAGGTCTTGGCATTGGCAACGTTAGCCATTGTCAACCATTTCTGTCCCTCGCCCGTGCCGTCGGCTTGACAGACAGCAATAACAGGACAATGTTCCTTAGCCAACTCACGAGCCCATTGGTAAATCTGACCAAGACGTAAATCCTCACGGTCATTATTAAACCCTGTGATTTTGTCAATCTGGTCAAAGATAACAAGAGACGGTTTGAATTGCTTACAAAC